TTTGCCATAAAAAAATCCTCCCCTATTATTTAGAGGAGGTATAAACGGAAGGGGTGGGATTCGAACCCACGGAAGCTCTCACTTCGCTAGTTTTCAAGACTAGAGCCTTAAACCACTCGACCACCCTTCCTTGTATTGTAATGCTCCAGACAAATCGAAGAGCATTCTATGTTTTTCAGTGAGCACATAATACCCACAAATGTCCTTGCCATTATCTTCCCATCCGTAACCCAGGACACGTTCACCTGTGATGTCATGTTTTCTGTTGCTGTTCAGGTAGTGTCCGTAGCGTTCGTGGAGGTTGATCATGTGGTGGTTGCTGCTGTATATATTTTATCAGGAAACCACCACAAAACAAGGTCTTTTAATTATTTTTTAACGATCGTCCTCCGAACGGTGCTCCGAGTAGTAGATGTCAAATGATCCGCCAGGATAACGCTTCTCAAGTTTCTTGATGTTAGTCTCAATGACTTCCTCAAAGGACACGCCAAGTGCTTGAGTTGCTTGTGCTACGTACCAGAGAAGATCACCCAACTCAATAATGAGATGCTCTCGATTATCGTCGTTCCAAGGCTTACCTTGGAAGACCATCTTCTTAATGATCTCAAGGAACTCACCACCTTCAGCATTAATACCAACACCAGCAGTGAGAAGTCGTTCAATATTGGCACCTTTAGAATCAAGTTCGACAAGGCGATCAGAAAGCGCAACAAAATCAGTAGAAGCGTCGGAGGTAACTGCATCTACAAACTCTTCGTAGCGAGAGAAATTAATGGTCATATAACGAATTGGGAAAATTTATCGAGTCGTGATTGTTTGGTTGAGATCTCCTCAAGTGCTTCGTAGGTTTCATCTTCTGGTTCAGAAGTTAGGTCGCCTTCGGAGTCATCAACATTATACAGCTTCATCTTCGCCCTGTCAATACCCACAGTGAAGCGGCGATAATAGGCAGCATCGTTGTATCGGTTCTTGAGCTGCTTGATCATGATACGACCAGACTGCTCTAGCTCTTCCGTTGATATAAGAGCAAGCATAAGGTCAGCAGTAGCAGGCAAACCAAAACTTTCAGAAGTGTCAGTAAGGTCCACATCACTATTGCCATATCCACTACGAGTAGTTTGGGTAGCAGTAACAATAGGAAGATCATGCTCAACAGCAAGACCACGAAGTTCTTCAGCGATTGCCTTGACATAAGTATAGGAGTTCACAATGTGTCCTTTATATCGAGATGAAGCACAGATATTCAGATAGTCAACAAAAATAATGTTGGGTCTGAAGTCTTTTTTGAGAGAAAGATCATTCAAAAGAGATTTGAAGTGACCTGTGTGTGCTGCAGCAGTAGGATACTCTTTGATGATCAGCTTACCTTGAGACTTCCTACCAATCTCATTGACACGGTTCTTGAAGATGTCTTCAGGAATAGAACCAATCTCCTGAATGTTGACGTTGAGAAGGTTAGCGTCAATACGTTCAGCAATCTTTTCTTCTGCCATCTCCATTGTGATATACAGCACATTATACCCAATGGATAGGCATGAAGCTGCCATGTGACACATGAACAAAGACTTACCAACACCTGTACCAGCAAGGGCAACGTTGAGTGTCTTGTTAGGTAGACCACCTTTGGTTACAAGATTCAGTTTGTCAATATCAAACGGGATCTTGTGCTCCTCAAGGTGATAATAGTCGTAGCGTTCTGCTACATTTTGTACGTAGTCGTGTCCGATGTGTTCGTTGAAAGATACTGCCAGGGCCTCTTGGAGTATGCCTGGTATCGCGTCCTTTGATACTTCCTTATCGCCTCCTTCTGCGATCTTGATAGACCGTAAGATGGCGTTGTAGACTGCTCGTTCTTGGCACCATTTTTCTGTGGCGTCAGTGAGCCACTTGGTGTCAACCCATTCGTCTGTGAAGGCGTTGATCTGTTGAACAGACGTTTGATAAGTTTCTTCAGTGAGGTCATTTCTTTGTTGCAGTTGTAAGATTAGCACTTCCTTTGTAGGGAACTTATCATATTTCCCAGCGAAGTCTTGAATCTCATCAAAGATAACCTGCTGATGCTGTTCCTGGAAGTAATCCTTCTTGAGGAAAGGGACTACCTTACGAAAGTAGTCCTCACTGCATATCAGATTTCTTAAGATGGTTTGCTCAAGACTCTCCGTCATCATCTGCTCCGTACAAAAATTCGCGTTGTGCTTGTTTATCTAGTTTGGCAAGAATTTCTTCAGTAAAGTATGTCTCGGGGTCCTTTAGGATTGCCTTTGCATACACTTTCTTGCCATCAATTTCGTAGCGACCAGCAGTGTTTTTCCACAGTCCTGCTCGCTCTCCTAATTCAAGGAGTCCATAGTGCCTCTCAAGTCCACGCTCATCAAAGAACAGACGTGTCTCAATTTTTGATCCTTCTCTGGTCAGACGAGACTTTTTAGCCTCGCATTTGACAATGTTTCCGACGAGATCCGTTCCATCTTTTTCCTTTCTCTTTCCGAGATATACGATTGTGCTAGCAGAATACTTGAGTCCACTGCCTCCCCCCATTTCTTTTGTAGGGACATAAGAACCGACGACATCATAGGTGTGATTGGTAACTAACATAGGTATATTAGCCTTACCAAGTTTCAAAGTAAGGATTCTGAAACAAGACTTGATAAGTTGTGCCTTGGTCATGTCGCGAACGTTCTTGTCGTTCGACGCATCCTCAACCTCTTTGTTGGTGGCTAGCATACCAAGAGAGTCTAACACAAACATCAGTGGTTTGCGATCCTCTTTCGGTTGTTCCACATATTTGTCAATAATCCTGACCGCCTGGGTCCTGAACTCTTCCACTGTATTTACAGGAAAGATTACCATGCGCTTGGAGTCGATGCCACGACTCTCAATCATCTGCTTACTAATGGCAGACTCGGTTTCAAAATATAATACGCCAGCATCAGGATCAAGATCAAGGAAATTACGAACGACAGAAAGACAAAAGAAAGTCTTTCCTGTGCCGCTCTCTCCTGCCAAAGCCGTAATCTTATTTGAGGGAATACCCCCAAACAGGCTTCCAGAAACCAGGGCATTAAAGATGTAACTACCAGTATCAACGAAACTTTCAACGTCACCAGCAGCAATGCCATCAGATGCAAGAGAAGCAAACTCATTTTTGCTATCCTTAATTACTTGCGATAGAAAATCCATATTAAAAGAATGATAGAAGTGATACTGTTTTCTTACTGCTCCAACCGATACAGTTTAACACATTCTTGAGAGGTTCGTAGAACGACTTGTCGAACTGCAAGTTGTAATCAATGTACTTTTCCACATTGAACTCGGTAGGGATGCGACCCATGAATGAGATTACATTCTCACCAATGGGATTTGGTTCTTTCAAGTACAAGAACTTGATCTTTTCACCTTCCTGTATTTTAGCATACTTATGCTCTACCTTATGCTTTTTCACATAATGATTATAGAGCAAGGCACCACGAACATGGATAGGAGTTCCCTTGTTATAGATGTCAGTGTGACTACGATACTTGTCCAGATTGTTGACACCACGAGGGAAAGCAATGTCTGCATACTCTTGCTTGCGAGTGTCAGTCTTTACCTTGTCGATGTACTCAAGAACATCATCATTAGAACCATTGATGATAATCTTGTATGCCTCTTTAAGTTTGTTGCGGAAGAATGCAGGAGTGGATGAACGTGCCGTCTCCATGCCACAGATTTTCATCTTGGCTTCGGAGTAACGAACACCCTCGCTGTCCCAGACGTTGAGGATATAGCGTTTCTTGGCAGTCCAGATGCCCTTGGAAGCAATGTTCTCCCGCTTCATCTTCATCTTCTGTTCGTATGCCCGAACATAAGTGGCGAGCTCTTGGTAAGAACTTTCAATAAACTTTTCAAATTCCACCTGACACACCTTGTCAAGGAACCCAACAATGATTTCATCATTTGTCTCTCGTCCCTTGAATACAGCCTCGACCAAAGGACCGAGGTTAAGATACATAGAATCGGTATCGCAAGCAATAACGTAATCAACATCATTTGTTTTCAGAATTTTGTTTAGATATGCATTAGTCTTGTTACTGATCCAACGGATAGACAACTGACCTGATGTTGTAATCGCTTCTGCAATCTCCAGACGGTAGTATCGAAAGTGTTCGTTACCGATAGCACCATAAGCGGAGTTGAGTTGGATCTTCCTTGCCATCTGAATGTTGTTGCAGCGGGAGATTTCCTTCTGCAACTCAATGGTAGGAGTCTTCTCATACTGCTGCTTGGCAGCAAGCATCTTCTTCTTGTAGATAGTACGTTCTTGATAGATTTTATCCATCAATTCAGGCAAGAAACCGTGGAATGTGGTGTCGTAATATGTGCCATTAGCACATACAGTCTTGCCATCGAGATCACTCAAATCAATCTCCTGATTCAGGAGTCTTTCGACGTTAGCCGAAGGGTGCTTAACTGGTAACAACGTCTCTGGCGAGAGGTTGTACTGCATAATGAGGTGAGGGTATAGGGAGTTGAGGTCAAAACTGACCACCCAGTCATAAATCCCTGGAATAGGTTCTTTGACATACGCACCAGCATATTTGTTGTCCTTTGTGCTTTGATGTTTAGGAGGAATAGCAATATTGCGACGTGCAAGATACACGTAGATGATGTTATCCCACATGCGGACCTGTGAATACACGTCCTCAAAGTTTACCTTGGCATCATACGCCATGGTAATG